CCGCTGGAAGGGCGCCACCGGCAACGACATTGACCTGCGGCTGAACTACTACACCGGCGAAACCCTGCCCGCCGGAGTCACCGCCACCATCACCGCCATGGCCAGCGGTGCGGCCAACCCGGACGTCACCGACGCCATCGCGGTGACGGGCGACGAGTGGTGGCGCACCATCGTCATGCCCTACACCGACACGGCCAACCTGGACGCGCTCGATGCCGAGCTGTTGGACCGCTGGGGCCCCATGCGCCAGAAAGAGGGCCTGGCCTACACCGCCATGCGCGGCACCCTGGGCGAGACCAGCACCTTCGGCCTCACGCGCAACACCCAGCTCGGCACCGGCATGGGCACCGGCGCTTCGCCCACGCCGCCGTGGATCTTCGCCACCGACTACGCCATGGTGGCCACCGGAAGCCTGTCCATTGACCCGGCCAGACCGCTCCAGACCCTGGAGCTGCCCTCCTGCCTGCCCCCGGCTGTCAAGGACCGCTGGACGGACGAGGAGCGCAACCTGCTGCTCTACGACGGCATCGCCACCTACGCCCTGAACGCCGCCGGCAAGTGCTGCATCGAGCGCGAGATCACCTTCTACCGCCTCAACGCCTACGACCTGCCGGACCCCAGCTATCTGGACATCCAGACCCCGGCCACCCTGGGCTACTGGCGCTACGCCGTGCGCGCGCGCATCACCCAGGCGTATGGACGCCACAAGCTGGCCAACGACGGCACCCGCTTTGGCCCCGGCCAGGCCATCGTCACCCCGGCCATCATCCGGGACGAGCTGCTGGCCCTGTTCCGCGAGTTGGAGCTGAAGGGCCTGGTGGAAGACTTCGACGCCTTCATGGGGTCGCTCATCGTGGAGCGCAACGCCGACAACCGCAACCGCCTGGACGTGCTGGCCATGCCGGATCTGATCAACCAGTTCCGGACGTTCGCCATGCTCACCCAGTTCGTCCTGTAGGAGGGCACCATCATGGCAAAGATCACCGGCAAAGCCATCATCCGGGTGGATGGCACCGAGCTGCGCACCGCCGACAAGGGCGCGGCCACCCTCGACCTGGGCGGGGAGAAGCGCGAGGCCAAGGTCGGCGCTGGCAAGACCTGGGGCTACAATGAGGAGACCATGCCCATAGAACTGACCTGCAAGGTCTACCACACCGCAGATACCTCGCTGAAGAAGCTCGGAGCCATCACCAGCGCCACCATCAGCTTCGAGTGCGACAGCGGCCCGCGTTTCGTCCTGCGCGAGGCGTTTGTGCTGGACACCCCCAAGCTCGACGCCAAAGCTGGCGAGGTTGAGCTCAAGTTCTCCGCCGTCAGCTGCGACGAGGCGTAACCCATGGCCACCCTTACCATCACCCTTACCGACGGCATCAAGCTCGGCGCGGACATCCTCACCGAGGCTGTGCTGCGCTCCCCCACAGCGGGCGATGTCATGGACGCCCAAGAAGAGAGCGAGAAGCTGGTGGAGACCATCGACGGACCGCGCCTGGTCTCCAGCCCCACCCTGTCCGGGGCGGGCATGCTGCGCAGGCAGATCGTGCGCATAGGCAACCTGGATGGTCCGCTGTCCAGGGCGGACCTGGCCAAGCTCACCCCGCGCGACCTGCTCGCCCTCCAAATGGCGGCCGACAAGCTGGACGATGCGCTGGCCGGTGAGGCGCTGGCCGACCGGGGGCGAGATTCCGGGGTGGGCAAGTAACCTGCGGCAGCTCACCCTGCACCTGGCCGTGAAAACAGGCTGGGGGGAAACGGCGATACACGGCATGCCCATCGGCAGGCTGCTCGGCTACATCAAGCTCCTCACCCCGGAGAAACCATGACCATGCGCGCAAGCATCATCCTGGATCTGGGCGGCAACTTCGCCGCCCAGGCCAGGCGCAACGAGGCCGCCCTGGGCGGCCTTGCCCGCTCCGGCCAGCGCGACATGGGCCTGCTCGCCCGCTCGGCGCAGGCCGCCGGGCGCGGCCTGGACTCCTTGGGCAACCGCTACACGGCGCTGCTCTCCGGAGCGGCAGGCGTGGGCGCGGCCAAGATGGTCATGGATTTGGAACGTCGTTTCACCCGTCTGGGCATCCAGGCGGACGTCGCCGATTCGGAAATGCGCGACCTCAAGAAGAGCATCTACGAGGTGGGGCAGGCTCCGGACATCCGCGTGGATCCCGGCGAGATCACCTCCGCCATCGAGTCCATTGTGGAGAAGACCGGCGACCTCAAGTTCGCCCAGGAGAACATCCGCAACATCGGCCTGGCCATCCAGGCCACCGGGGCCCAGGGCAAGGACATCGGCGAGGTGCTCGCGGAATTCCAAAAGCAAGGCATCATGGATCCCAAACAGGTGATGGAGGCCTTGGACGTGTTGAACGTGCAGGGCAAGGCCGGGGCCTTCACGCTCCAGAACCTGGCCGCCCTCGGCCCTCGCGTCATCACTGCGTACACGGCTGGTGGGCGTTCCGGCGTGCAGGCCATGCGGGAAATGGGAGCGGCCCTCCAGCTCATCCGCCAAGGAACCGGCTCTTCGGAGATGGCCGCCACGGCCTTCGAGGCCACGATGCGCACCCTCACCGACCCAGCCAAGCTCAAGCTGCTGGGAAAGGCTGGCATCACCGTATTTGACCCGGAGAAGCTCAAGCAGGGGCAGCGCGTGCTGCGGCCTATCAATGAGATCATGGCCGAGATCATCCAGAAGACCAAGGGCGACAAAGTCAAGCTCGGCACGATCTTCGACGCCGAGGCCGTGCGCGCGTTCAACGCTGCCGCTTCGGAATTCGTGCGTACCGGCTCTCTGGAGAGCCTAGACAAGTTTATGAACGTGCAGGCCGATGGCACCACGACCACGAAGGACTCTGCCCGCGCGGCCAAGGACGCCGCCGGAGCCCTGACCAACCTGCTGACGGTCTGGAAAAGCTTTGCCGACGAACAGCTCTCCGGGCCCATCCAGGACGCCGCCGACGCGCTCAATGCTTTGGGCCCGGAGAACACCGGGCGGATTATTAAAGGCATCGCAGGGGTGGGGGTTGCGCTTGGCGGGTTGGTGCTCGCCCGCAAGGCCTGGGTCGGCGGCAAGGGGCTGTACGACTTTTTCAAGGGCGGTGCTGGCAAGGCCGCTGGCGGTCTGGCTGGCGGCATCACCGGGCCCATCCCCGTGTATGTGGTCAACGGACCTGGCGCAGTTGGCGGCGGCGCGTCCGCCGGAGCTGGCGCGGCCCTGACCAAGTCTGGCTCGCGCGCGGGCAAGCTGGCAGCAGCATCCAAGTGGGCCGGGCGCCTTGGCGGTGCCCTGGCGGTTGCTGGCACCGCGGCGGAAATCGGCAGCGCCTGGATGGGCAACGGCAGCACCCGCGAAAAGGTGGCGACCACCACATCCGGCGTGGGCGGCCTGGGCGGTGGTTGGGTCGGCGCGAAGATCGGCGCGGCCATCGGCACGGCGATCTTGCCTGGAGTCGGGACGGCCATCGGCGGGGTGCTCGGCGGCGCGCTGGGATATTACGCGGGCAGCAAGGGCGGCGAGGCGCTCGGCAAGAGCCTCACCAGCGAGGATATCGCCGACGCCGTGAACGCCAAAGAGGCGCATCTGCGCATAGAGGTCACCGGCCCGGCCGCCGTGCGCGATATCCGCACCAGCGGCTTCACGGCGGACGTGGACAGCGGCCTGTACATGGGGGCGCACTGATGGCTGAGAAGACGGCAAGCTGGCGCGACGGTCTCCGGCCCGGCTCGTTCCGGGGCGTGCCTTTTGTCACGGAGTCCCACGACCACGCCCTGGGCCGCCGCCTGGCCACGCATGAATACCCCATGCGCGAAGTCCCGTACACCGAAGACCTGGGCCGCAAGGCGCGGGAGTTCACCCTGGAGCTGTTCGTCATCGGCGATGACTACATGGCCCAGCGCGACCGCCTGCGCGAGGCCCTGGAGAAGAGCGGCCCCGGCGAGCTCGTGCATCCTTACCTGGGCACGCAGACGGTCTGCGTGCGCGAAGGGCACCTGCGCGAGACAATGCGCGAGGGTCGCATGGCCAGGTTCTCCGTCACCTTTGTGGAGGCTGGCCTGGAGATCGCGCCGGACACCAAGAAGGACACCGCCTGGGGAGTCGGCAAGGCTTCGGACGCCCTCACCAAGGCGGGGAAGGAGGACTTCGCCGAGAAGTTCCGCATTTCCGGCCCGGCCCGGCTGCTTTCCGGGGCCAAGGCCGGGATCGACAAGGTGCTCGGCGGCATCAAGGACACCGTCGGCGCGCCCCTAGGCGAACTCAAATCCTCTCAGGACATTCTGGCCAGCCTGTTCGGCATGCCATCCGGCCTAGCCGGGTGGCTCACCGACGAACTCAGCATCCTGGGCAGCCTTGCCCCGGTCGAGGGCGCTTCGCTGGCCAGCGGCCTGGCCAGCCAGACCCTGCCCACGGCCTCGGCTACCCTGAGCACACCGCAGACGGCCACCGCCACCACTGCCGTGCAGGCCCAGAGCCAGGTCAACCTGGCCGCAGTGGACAACCTGGTGCAGCAGACCGCCGTGGCCGAAGCCGCCCGCGCCTCTGCCCAGGCGACGTATACCTCCGCCGACGAGGCCCTGGCCGTGCGCGAAACGCTCTGCGAAGCCATGGACACCGTGGCCGCCAGATCGTCCGACCGCGTCTACGTTTGCATCGCCGACCTGCGCGCGGCCGTGGTGCTGGATCTGGGCACCCGCGCGGCCCAGCTGCCGCGCCTGTCCAGCTATCCTCTCCCGGCCACCACGCCCGCCGTGGTTGTGGCCCACATGGTGCATGGCGACGCCACCCGCGAGGCCGAGATAGTGGCCCGCAACCGCGTGCGCCACCCCGGCGCCGTGCCCGGCGGAACGACTTTGGAGGTGTTGTCCGATGCCCGCGTATGACGTGCGCCTGGAGATCGAGGGCGTCCTCTACGGCGGCTGGACGTCCATCACCATCCGGCGCGGGCTGGAGCAGGTGGCAGGCACCTTTGACCTGGCCGTCACCGAGCGCTGGCCCGGGCAGGCCATCCCCCGGCCCATCAAGCCCGGCGCTCCGTGCCGCGTGCTGGTCGACGGCGAGCCCGTCATCACCGGCTACGCGGACGACGTGCTGCCCGAATACGACGACAAGGACCACACCCTGCTGGTCTCCGGGCGCGACAAAACCGCCGACCTGGTGGACTGCTCGGCCCCGTCCACACAGTGGGCCGGGCGCAGCCTGCCCCAGGTGGCCAAAGCCTTGTGCGCGCCCTTCGGCATCGAGGTCGTCACCGAATGCCCCTGCGCCGCGCCGTTCACCCTGCTCAAGAACGACGAGGGCGACAGCGTGTACGAGACCCTGGAGGCCGCAGCCAGGATTCGGGGCGTGCTGCTCGTCACCGATGGCCAGGGCAGGCTCGTCATCACCCGCGCCGGACTGGGCGCGCGCGTGGCCACGGTGCTGGAGCTGGGCGTGAACGTGCTCAGCGGCAAGGGCTCGTTTTCCCTGCGCGACCGCTTCTCCGCCTATACGGTCAAGGGCCAAAGCGTG